CACGAAGGAGAAGCTAAAAACTTTGTATTAATAGCAGTTGATGAAATAATAGAAGCTCTTAAGTTTCATAGCTGGCAGAATAGAAATGAAATAGAATACTATGAAGAAGTTAAACAAGAAATAAAGAATTATGAGTAATATACTTTATGATATGATTTTGATGGAGGCTGATAAGATTAGCTTCTATAAACAAAAAGACCTGGAGCTATACTACAAAGATAAGTATGGTAACATAGTTCCATTGGCACAGCCTTATGATCCTGAGGTGCAGGATGTACTTAAACAACTTCTGAAAAGAAAACGTATGAGATACTTCCTTACCTTTGCCGAAGGATTAAACTTAATAAACGAATTAAATAAATCCGCTAATAGGGTTTTAACCTTATTCACTCAGAATATGGGGTATGATAATAGGTTGAAGGAGTGGTCTATTAGAGACTTGCATGGTGCGTTAGGAACAGATATGAAGTTCTTAGTTAAGTCACTTAGAACACTATGTGAGAAAGATATTATTAGATTTGTAGTCGTAAAGAATAAGAGAACATATATGGTTAATCCAGTTTACTTCTACAGAGGTTCTATTAAAAGTTTATTTGATACAGTAAAAAAATACGAGAGAGAATTTCCTCGTAGGGGATTCGATCTAAAAGAAATAATATGAAAGTTATAAAGCACGCTAAGAATATCCATGAGATTAAGATAGATGGATTAAGAACAAGAATAGCTATGCTATCAGATTTACATTGGGATAATCCTAAATGTGATTGGGATTTATTAAAAAAAGATTTAGACTATTGCGTATCAGAAAACATCCCCATAATGGTTAATGGGGATTTCTTTTGTTTAATGCAAGGTAAAGGAGATCGTAGGGGGAACAAATCAGATATACGCCCAGAACATAATAACGCTAAATATTTAGATAGCGTGGTAGAAACAGCTGTTGAATGGTTCACCCCCTACGCCCACTTATTAACTGTGATAGGATATGGTAATCACTGTACAGCTATTATTAAGTGGCAGGAGACAGATATCCTACAGAGATTTGTAGATTTACTGAATTATAAGTGTAAGAGTAATGTATATACTGGTGGTTATGGTGGATGGATAATAGTTACTAATGATCTTACTAGTAGTTCTTCACTTTCCACAAAGATTAAATATTTCCATGGCTCTGGTGGCGGAGGAGTAGTAACTAAGGGTGCCTTAAATTTAACTAGGGCTTTAGAGATGTATGAATCATTTGATGTATTTACCATGGGTCATATTCATGAGAACAGTTGTCGTAATGATGTTAGGGATACAATAAGTCATTATGCTAAATCAGGCTTTAAAAACAAGCTAAAGGATATTCACTTGATGCTTACTGGAACGTATAAAGAAGAGTATGAAGATGGTAGTAAAGGATGGCATGTTGAGAGAGGCGCGCCACCTAAACCTGTTGGAGGTAGAATACTTATGATAGACTACAAGAAATTTAAAAAAGATAAGATGTATCGTATATCAAAACAAATTGACAGTACTAAATTTCCAATATGAGAATCAATGCTCAGATAGAAGAAATGTGTGGCGTAGTAGAGATGTATCTATTCGTTAAGAAGCAGGTTACTGTTAGGATTGTATTTAATGATAAGGAAAATGAAGAACGTCACATTCAATTGTTACATCAAGCCTATGACGTTGCTGTGAACTTCTTTACTTTTGGTAGATAATTTGATTTAAAATATTTTTATATCTTTGAAAAAAAAATAGTTATGTTTAAGCCTAAAAAATCATTAAAAGAAGCGGTTACTAATGCGTATAATAAAGCGTTAGGAAGAACTAAATCTAGTGTAGAAGTTGATTACACTGTAGATAACAAGAATGTTCCGTTTAAAGGATCAGTTACTGAAGGAAAAAGAAAAGCAATAATGAATGTATCTAATCCAGAGTATGGATCAAGAAAATCTGTAGATACATTTAACAAATACGGAGGTTTAAAATCTCAAAAATTTGTAGATAAAGATGCTTCTGGAAAAACAATTCAAGTAACAAAAAGAAAAGTTGACAAGTCTGGAAACATGTATGATAGAACTAAATATAAGGGGTAATCATGAAAGAGAAATATTGGGCATCTAATCCGAAAAAGAATGGAAGCTACGTTGACAGAGGTAGAGTAGAAGGAAGACCTGCTGCTGCTCCAACATTAAATGACGAAGCTGCTACATCGAAAGTAACTTTTAAGTTACAATATAAGAATACTAAAGATAAAAAATACTGCGACTAATGAAAAGAAATGCGCTTAAAAAAGCTATGATGGTTACAGAATATCCTGGATCAATGGCTGAAGAAAAATACTCTTCTAAAAAATCTGAGGCTAAACACGAGAAAGGTGAGTCTAAGAAGAAAGAGATGAAAGAAAAAATGATGTCTAAATTTAAAAAGAAAAAATAATGAGACAAGTTAAATTAACAAGAAGAAGAGAGATGAAAGAAGAAGAGCCTAAACCAACCATGTCAAGTTTGTTTAATCCTCCTTCAAAAATGGCTACTAAACCTATGTCTGAAGTACCATCAGCTAAAAAAGAATTTGTATCTAAATTAAGTTCAGCTTCTGAAAAAGCTAAATCTTATAAAAGCTTTGATGGTATGCCTAGAATGAAGGTAAAAATCACTAAAAAAGGATAATTTAAAATAAAATAAAATGGCAAATTTTAAAAAACTAATAGGAAATGCTTTAAATAAAGCAATGACTAAAGATAAAGTTAGAACTTCGGTTAAACAAGAATGTCCTAAAGGTAAGTGTGGTACTTATCCTGACTGTTATGATTGTGGAGGTACATATTTTGCTTTTCAAAATGGAAGAGTAGGAAGAACATATTCAGGTGGACCTTATGAGTCTATGGATACAACTGGTTATAGTAAAGGGAAAAAAGAATTTACTTTAAATAAAAGTTATTCTGGTCAAAAGACTTTATCTGAAAAAGTTCAAAGAAAAGATGTGCCTTCTACAATAAGCAATTTCAAAAAAGGTGCTACTAGAACTGAAATTTATAAGAAAAAAGGATAATGAATAAAACATCAGGCATAGATCCTAAGTTAGTTCAAAAAGCTTACGAAAAGGTTAAGTGGATGAAGAAGAATAAGAAGAAATCTGATACAGGTTACTACACTTCTGATGACATAGCTGCTAAGCAATCTGAAGCTACTACAAGAGATAAAGGGTATTGACAGTACCTATCACGCTTCTGGACTGGGGTGTCTCCCAATCGAGCGTACCAGGATAGGTCTTTTGCCCCCTTATGATGAGACAGTCATAAGCCTAAGCCCACTAAATAAGGTGGGCTTTTCTTTTGTCTCAAATATTTACTAAATTTGTGATATGAGTAAGAGAAATAAAGAGGTACTCGAAATTCGCACAGAAGAATGGAAACCTTCACATGCTGAATTTGATTATCCACAATCATTTGTTAATTGGATAGATTCAATTAATAGCGGATGGCAGAATAAGATTTATCACGAGCCATTTGAGATTTACTGTAGGCAAGCAGACCTATGGCTTCAAGATGATTCCGACATATTAGATTTTGATACAGAAGACGACCAGATAGAGTGGCTTCTACGAGAGATACAACGATGTAAGGATAACACTTTATATTTCTGTAATAAATACGGATATATTAAAGAAGATAGAGCTGAGAATGGTATGTTACCATATCAAGCCTGGGATGCTCAAAGAGTATTGTTATTCTTATTCGACTGTGGTTATTCGCTTATGATTGGTAAGGCCCGACAGATTGGTTTTACCACTACCATGTGTCTAGCAGGAATGAAGCGTGTAAACTTCAATAAATCATACTTCATTAAGTTTGTTACTCACTCTAAAGATAAGGGTGTAGAGATATTCAGGGATAAGGTTAAGTGGACATACACTAAACTACCTGACGTAATAGCTCAAGAGGTTAAGAACTGGACAGACCAGGTGATGTCATTTGATAAGAAAGGAGATAAGAAAGGTAGGGAAGATGGTGGTGCATCACGCTTCCAGGTAGATACTCCAGCTGTAGATGCTATCAATGGTGGATCTCCATCAGCTGTATTCATTGATGAAATTGGTTTATTTGAGATATTTGGTGAGATGATGAGGGAAGGTAGGCCTGCTTTATTTAAGTACAATCCTGAAACTAAAAAAATGACTATGCAGCAACAGTTCTTAGCATGGGGTACAGGAGGTGAAATGGACAAAGGAGGTTCTGTATTTGAGTCTGAATTTAAGATGTGTCTTAAACAATGGAAAGAAAAAAACTATGACTATGGTATTATACCTCTATTCTTTAATGCTTACGCAAGGCGAGGCGTTAATGATGCTCACATTAATAATGAGAGAAAGGCTTATTTGGCACTAGAAGGAACAAAAAAAGGAGAAGTAGCTAAGGTTCAGTTCCATCAGCATTATCCTATTACGATAGATGACATGTTCTTACGTAAATCACGTACTTTAGTACCTATTCATACCTGTAATCAGAGATTAAATGACATTTATGGCATGGATAAGCCTCTAGATTATGGATTTTTTGAACCTATACTAGATTTTAGTAGGCCAACACCTGATTTATTGACTGAATATAAGATTATAGGAGCTAAATGGGTGTCAACAGGCTCTAGGGAAGATGTATCTACCTCAGCTGTGATCATTCATCACCCACCACAAGGTGAAAAATGGAAGAATAGGTGGTATCAAGGTACTGACCCCATCAACTCAGAGACAGGACACTCAATGATGTGTAGTGCTATATGGGATTCATTAACTAATTCTGTGTCATCTGTGGTATTCCATAGAGATAGAAAGTTTAAACAGACGTATCTACAGGTGTTATTACAAAGTTTATACTACGATCAAGTAGGGAAAGGAGGAGTTAAGGAATTAGTGGAGAACAATATTGGAGATATGCATGTGGACTTTCAGGAGATACATGGATTTAAGAGTAAGTTTACTGCTAACGCACAGTTGCCAGAGTATTTTCATACACATGGAGGGAAATGGTTTGGTATATCCAATAAAGCTAATACAGCTCCTAGGATAATCGCTAAGTTAGAGGAGTTATTAGAAGCTTACATGAATAATATAGATATTCCTTGGTTTTGGGAGCAATTAAAAACATTTGTAGAGAAAGATTTAAAGAGTACTACTAGTCATAGACAGACCAGGTATCAGGCAGCGGATCCACGATATGATTATGATGATAGCATCTTTGCTATAACCTTTGCTTATATTAATAGTATTGCTCATGCTAGATATGAGCCAGAGAATGTAAAATCTGAAGGTGGATTACCTAACGTAGAGATAAGGTTCGTCCAATCGAAGGAAACGAATTACAGAATGAAGAAAGCTAGGGTAGATAAGAATACAGGTAAGATATTAAAAATATTAGATTGATAATTGATACTGTTTTATAACAACTTTGTCTTTATCAAATCCTATTTCTTTATTGACCCAAAGAATACCATCTTCAGAATCTACTTCTTTAGTATATAAGTGTAAGTTTTCTAGGAAATAAGTCATCTCTCTTTTGTTTAATGACTTATGAGATAAACATTGATACCTATGTAAGTCATTGTATATTCCTTTCTTAGCGTTATACCAGTATAAGTGATATTCTGATTTCCTTCTATCGTGTTCAAATGAAGCATATATATATGACTTAGTAATAAAATGATCTGTTTTATTATTTATTACTTGCTTGAGTTTATTACTCGAATAAGCTGAAGTTGTACTCATCTATTCTATTGTTTAGCATTAGAGTAGATTCCGTATCAAAATATTTAGTTTCTATTATATGGTAAGAATCATTCTCTTCGTTAATCCAACAAAGATATGATTTTCCAATCTTTAAATTCGTGTTTTTCTCAATTATTTTTTTATAGATGCTCAATTGTAGTGAATAAGTGTTGTATTCGCACTCTTCTAAGTGATTTAAGCCATTAATCATCTTGGCCTTATACTTACTACTCATATTGATTTCTTTATTCGTCTTATAATCCCATATTTGAAGTTCATTCTCTTCCATATTATAAAAGAATTTATCAAGCATTCCACACACACCATACTCATCATCTCCTACTACAAGTTCTGCTCTTACCAATGCTAATATATTCTTATAATCCTTATGAAAGTCTTGTAACATTTTATATAGCTTATCTGTTACGTATTCATTAGGCTTATATGCTTTACTTTGAAACATGAGTTCAGCACATTTATGAAGCTCTGTTCCTTTTATCTGAGATGTTATTCTCTTATCATCCCATTCAGCTATTACATCATCTTTAGTTCTACCATC